TGAGTCACGTTCAAAATTATGAATGTGATTTTATTAATTTTGAAGACGCTTTCGCTCAAATTAAAATAAAGCTTTTGCCTAAGCTAAAACCCACTGAACAGAAAGTTTTTCAATACGTTTTTGTTGAAAAAATGTCAGAAGAGGCTGCGGCAAAAAAGCTTGGATACAGAGTAAAAGAAAAAACTAAAAGTCCGGGGTACAAACAAATAAAAAATTTAATGAAGTCAATAACTTTAAAAGCGAGAAAACTTTTAGAAGATGACGAAATAATATTTTGATATGGCGACAGAAATAGTTTTGACAGATGACCAAAAAATGAACGTTCTTAAGCTTTGGAACGAAAGCGAAGAACCTCCAGCTTTAATGGATCTTGTAAAAATGGCTTTTCCAGATCAAGACTACGATGGAAGAAGCAAGCAAGGTAAGGCCGTTTCTAAATTTTTAAAAGAAAGAAGTTTAAAAGCAAGAGCATCGCACGAATATAAAAAGAAAGAAGTTCCAGAGCTTACTGTTGATCAAAAGACTTACATTTTCAATCACTGCGCTTTGATGAAGCCTCTTGAAATAGCAAGAGCTATTTTTAACGACAACCAACTTACAAATCTAAACAATGAAGTAAACTTGGTAAGAGATTATATCAAAACATTAGACCCAGCAGTAACACATACTGTAGCAGAAAATAATGATTCAAATGACGGAACAGACTACAAACCGCCAAAAAGTTTAAACGCGGCAGTGCAAAGAATCAACAAGTACGTTCCGGTTGGATACGATAAAGATAAACTTGCTTCGCATCAAAAAAAGTCAGCAGAGGCTCTTTTAGGTTATCTTCATACTTTCAGATATTCTCATCAGATTAATACTTATACTTCTGATCAAGACAGAAACTTATTTGAAAGCTCTTTTGTCAGGTATACATATGATAAGCCAGACCTTACGCAAGAAGAGGTCGATCAATACATTGTTCTTGCGACTGAAGTTGTTATTTCTTCAAGTATTCAAGCTAATATAGTAAGACTTCAAGAACTACTTGATGACATTGCGGACGACACTGAAGGTCGTCGCATTTCAATGTCGTTGGTCGAATCAATTAGTTCCGCAAGAACAGAATATAACCAGTGCGTGAATCGGCAACAAAAACTTTTGAACGACTTAAAGATCAAGAGAAGCGAGAGAATCAGTAAGCAAGTAAAAGAGAACGCTAGCATTTTAAACTTGGTCGAATTATGGAAAGAAGAAGAGTCAAGAGTCAAAATGATTAAACTAGCTAATATGAGAAAACAAATTGTAGAAAAAGAGATTGAAAATCTATCTACGATGGATGAAATTAAGTGCAGAATTTTTGGTCTTTCAAAGGATGAGGCTTTACATGGTTAAATGCGAAGAATGTTTTCAAGAATTTGAAGAAAGAAAAAAGCTTCATTATCATTTGAGAACCCACAAGCTTTCTCAACAGGAATATTACCACAAACATTTTCCTAAATTTGATTTATATACTGGCGAGATTATCACTTTTAAAAATTATGAAGATTATGAATCAAAATTTTTTGAGAAAAAGGGAAACTTGTCTAAGTATATTTCTGCAAATTCCGCGAACAGGGTCAAACAAGTTTTAGGGCAAATTCTTGATCATAGAATAAGCTCAAAGGGGCTGACTTGGGAAATGTCTGAGGTTGAATTAAGAAGTTTGGAATGGCCATTTAAAAAGCAAATTGAATCTATCTATGGCGACTGCTCCGCTTTTTTCAATAAAACTAATTCAAGATACTCCGATTTAAAAACTTTTAAAGTAAGAAATATCAATGCAAAAATTTTTGTGGATACGCGAGAACAAAAGCCGTTCATTTTTCAAAATTGCGACTTTGAGGTAACGAATTTGAATTTCGGTGATTACGCTTGTGAAATTGATGGAAAAGAAGGAAGTCTGCATGTAGAGCGCAAAAGTATGATGGATTTTATTCAGTCTTTTTCTTCTACTAATTATGAAAGACTAAAAAGAGAATTTCAAAGAGCGGAAATCTGTGGAAAAAATATAGTTATTCTTGTGGAAAAGGATTTGGGGTCGATGCTTGGATTCGATAGAATGCCGCGAATAAAAAAATTTGTAAGAGCAAGTCCGCAGCATATTTTTCACAATGTTAGAGAGGCTTATCAGAGTTTTAGAAACGTTCAATTTTTGTTCGTTAAGAATAGAGAAGAAGCGAAGTCAATCTGCAAGTTGTTGCTAACAAATGATCATTTATTCGAATATGATTTGCAGTATGCTTATAATTTGAAAAAGTTAAATGTGGGATAATACGGAAAAATACAAAAAGTCAGTTGTAGACTATAACGCAGAGTTGCTAAAAATTACAGGCTCTTTAAACGACAAAGAAGCTAAAATCAGTCTTGCTAAATTTCTTCGTCATAATATAGGTTTTACTGTAGAGCTTTTGTCTGGAGTTAAATTGGCCCCCGTTCAAGAAATTGTTCTTCGTGGAATGCTGAATAGAAACTTTAGCATGTTCGTAGCTGGTCGTGGTGTTGGAAAATCTTTTCTAGCGGCTGTATTTTGTGTCTTGCAATGTATTTTCGAACCTAATACAAAAATACTTATTGCTGGTCCGACTTTTCGTACTGCAAGATTCATATTTAATAATATTGAAAAACTAGTTGAATCAAAAGGCGCGGATTTGTTGGCACAAGCTTTTTCGATCAAACCCTCTAAAAGAAATGACCAAAATGAATGGAAAATAAATGGTGGAACAGTAACTGCTATTCCTTTGAACGGCGAAAAGATTCGCGGTTTTCGCGCAAATATTCTATTGCTTGATGAGTATCTGCTTCTTCCAGAAGAGCTTATCAAGACTGTTCTTATGCCGTTCTTGGTGGCCCCACAAAATATGGCAGAGCGTATCGAGATAAGAGAGCTAGAAGATAGGCTTATTTCAGAAGGAATGATGCGTGAAGAAGATAGAATTGTTTTTGAAAATACATCAAAAATGATAGCTCTTTCATCAGCGAGTTATACTTTTGAAAATTTATACAAAACTTACAAAGAGTGGATTCATAAAATTCAAGAGCCGGAAGTAGGGGAAGCGTCCTATTTTATTGCACAATTGAGTTACGAGGCGATGCCAAAAGACATGATTGATCGTACGGTTATTGAAGAAGCTCAAGACGGAGGGTCTTCCAACGCTTCTTTCTTGAGAGAATATTGCGCTCAATTTACTGATGGGTCTGATAGTTACTTTAGTGCAAAAAAAATGTACGAATGTACTATTCCAGATGGAGAAATGCCAACGACAAGAATCAAAGGCGGGATAGGAAAAAAATACATACTTGGAATCGACCCTTCGTTTTCAAATAGCCCAAGTTCTGACTATTTTGCCATGTCGGTAATGGAAATAGATCATGAGACTAAAACTTCCACTTTGGTTCATTCTTATGCTGTTGCGGGTGGCGATCTTAAAAATCATATCAAATATCTTTCTTATTTGTTAAGCGCGTTTGACATAGAAATGATCGTAATTGATAGTGCTGGATATCAATTTATTGACAGCTACAACGAATCCGAATATTGCCATAAAGAACTTTCGTTTATAGATTTTGAAACAGATAAAGAGGGGTCAGATTACATTCAAGCCATAATAAAAGCAAAAGGAAGCTACAACAAAGAAAGTGGGTCAATTTGTATAAAACAAAACTTTACGTCTTCTTTCATTAGAAGGGCAAATGAGTATTTACAAGCTTCTATTGATCACAAAAGAGTATGGTTCGCTTCTAAAATCACAGCAAATGACACAGCCTTTTCGAAAACTAGCTCCCAGAGAGTTGACATGGAAATGGTGGGCCATCCAAACATGCTTGAATTTATTGAGTTTCAAGACGCTTGGATTTATCAGACTAAAAAGCAATGCTCATTAGTCGAAGTCAAAACTACTGCCAAGGGCACTCAGTCATTTGACTTACCGCAACATTTAAAAAGATCGACTTCAGCCAACAAGGCGAGAAAAGACAATTATACAACTTTAATGTTGGGGTGCTGGGGTGTTAAGTGTTATTTTGATATGACAGATTATAGGCAAGAACAAGTAGACAATACTTTTGTCCCTTTTTTCGTGTAAAGTGTAAAATATAAAGGCATGGCTATCAGCAAGAAAAAACAACAGGCGCAAGGCGAAACAAAGGCGAGCTTTAAAAATGAAGAACTTCCATCTCCTTTGATGGCAGAAATTCAAGCCTCAGCAACTGGTGTAGCCACAAGAACCCGAGGGAATCGCGCCGCTTATATCGAAAGAACTCAAAGGTTTACAAACATTGAAGAAGGGTTGATTCCTTTCAACTATTCAAAAACAGCAGTAAATACTTCTAATTTGGATGTCAGAGATGCTGTTATTCTTTGTCAAAAAGCTTATTATAACATTGCAATCTTTAGAAACACGATTGATTTAATGTCTGAGTTTTCTGTTGGAGATATTCATCTTGAGGGAGGAAACAAAAAGTCAAGAGATTTCTTTTACGCTCTATTTAAGAAAATGAACTTGTGGAATTTCCAAGATCAGTTTTTTAGAGAGTATTACAGATCTGGTAACGTTTTTATTTATAGATTTGACTACAAGATCAAAGATGACGAAGTAAAGAAAATCACTCAAACATTTGGAGCTTCTCTGTTGAAGGCGGCAGAAATGAAGCTTCCAGCTAAGTATAGTATTTTGAATCCTGCTGATATTCAAATGGGAGGAAATATCTCTTTCGCATCAGGTTCTTATTTTAAAGTTCTTAGCGATTACGAAGTTGCTAGGCTCAAATATCCTAAAACAGATCAAGATAGAGAAGTCTTTGAGAACTTGCCGGACAATGTCAAAAAGACGATCAAAAACACCGATTCTGGCGTCGTCACAATGATATTAGATCCAAAGAAAACTTATGCAGTTTTCTACAAAAAACAAGATTATGAGCCATTCGCAGTGCCACTTGGATTTCCTGTTCTTGAAGATTTAAATTACAAAAAAGAATTGAGAAAAATGGATATGGCAATTAGTCGTACCATGCAACAGGCAATTCTACTTGTAACTACAGGAACAAAACCGGGAGAAGGAGGAATCAACCCAAAAAATCTAGTTGCTCTTCAAAGTCTTTTCCAAAATGAGTCTGTAGGAAGAGTCTTGGTGGCGGATTATACAACTGACGCTAAATTTGTTATTCCGCAGATTGCTGACATTCTTGACCCTAAGAAATATGAAGTTTTAGATAGAGACATTAGGGAAGGACTTGGCAACATTCTTTTGAATGAAGAAAAGTTTGCTAATGTAAAAATTAAAATGCTTGTTTTTGTTCAAAAATTGAATGAATCAAGAAAAGCGTTTTTAAAAGATTTTCTTATTCCAGAAATGAAAAGAATAGGGAAGGAAATTGGATTTAGGTCAATTCCATCTCCTACAATCCAAGACATTGATTTTGACGACAAAGTAGCAGTCGGAAGAATATACACAAGAATGGTCGAGTTGGGAATACTGACTCCAGAGGAAGGACTGAGGGCTGTTGAAACTGGAATGTTACCAAGTGTAGATGAATCAATAGATTCACAAATCAAGTTTAAAGAGCTAAAGCAGCAAGGTCTTTACGAGCCTCTTATTGGAGGAAAAGCAGCCGCGCCTTTAAGGGAAGCAGGAAGACCGGCTGGAACAGGGGGGGAAGGACAAGTGGAAACTTCTAGATCT